ATGCTTGTCGGTTAGCCGCGTTCTGCATTGCAGCAGTGTTGGCTGCGCCAGCGCCGAATTGACTGGCTTGGTTACGTGCCGCTTGGTTCTGGAACGCGGCAGCATTGGCTGCGCTCGCGCCGAACTGGCCAGCTTGGTTGTATGCGTTTTGGTTCGCTTGCTGCGCCGTCAGCATGTTCCCAGCAGTCTGGCCTTGCGCCGTGAGGTTAGCGCCTTGGTTGGCTATCCCCGCTTGCATCCTATAGCCGATGTCCTGCCCCGCGAGTTGCTGTGCATTCTCGAAGCCGCCCTGACGGAGTCCTGACGCAGTCTGAGCCGCCTGCTGTGCAAACGCGCGGTTGGTCTCGGCCTCCGCGATGCCGTGGCGCGACCCGCCGAAAGCGCCCGCAGAGGAAGCCTGCGCATCTCCCACGTTTTGCTGCATCTGGCGCGAGCGCTCAATGTCGCCGAGCGACTGCTGGACGACTTGGTTCTCATACGGGTTGGTGTAGGCACCCAAGTTGGAGCCAGCGACCTGCCCCGCCTGCACGTTTTTCGCTCGGATTGGCGACGCCCCAGCAATGTCCGAAGCATTATAGCCCCGCGACCCAGCCGTAGCCGCATTATAACCCTGTGAGCCAGCTTGCGCGGCGTTGAAGCCCCGCGACCCAGCCGTAGCCGCATTATAACCCTGTGAGCCAGCTTGCGCGGCGTTGAAGCCCTGTGACCCAGCCGTAGCCGCATTGTAGCCCTGTGAGCCAGCCATAGCCGCATTATAGCCCTGAGAGCCAGCTTGCGCGGCGTTGTATTGAGCCGCGCCGATCTGCTGCGGCTGAAAGCCCATTGCCTGCTGCGTGCCTTGCATGGCCTGCTGCAATCCGCCTGCCGCCGCTTGGTTTACGTTGAAGTTACCCTGCGGAGACAGTGGCGAATACTGCCCCTGCGTTGGCTGCCCGCCCATTGGTGAAGGCTTGCCGCCGCCAATGCCGCCTTTGCCGCCACCAGCCGTGCCGGCGGTGGTGGGCGTGCCGCCGATGCCGCCTTGGCCACGCTGCGGCTCACCCGCAGGTGTCCCACCGATGTTGAACCCACCTAATGCTGATCCTGCCATGTTATGCGTCCTTCTTGACTAGACCGATGGCAAAGAATTGCACGGTGCGAATTGTGAATGTAACGGCGCCACGCGGCGTGCGCTTCTTGCCGCTTGCAAAGTCAATGTAGCGACGGAACTCATCGTAGTGTTCGCGCGCCTTGCCTTGCTCAATTTTCTTGGTGCCGCAGTAACGGTAGCCACGGCGGATCGCCTCGCCCCACCACTTGCCGTGAAGCACGTCCATGCACCATACGACGGCCTCGCGCTTAGTGCGTGGGCTGAATGCGCCGCTATCGACTGCGTGTGTTGCGATGACGCAACTTTTCTTTGACGAAGACGATGAGCTAGATGAACTTGACGACGAGCTTGACGACGACTTGGCAGGTGCCTTCGGAATGTTAATGCTGGCGCCGGCTTGAATCTTGTTGGCGTCTTTGATGCTGGGGTTTGCCTTCATCAATTCCGAGACCGTCGTGTTGTTTTTCTTTGCGATGGCCGAAAGAGTGTCGCCGCTTTTGATTGTTGACGAAGACGATGGTGACGACGCCGCAGGCTTTGAGCCAGAATAGTTTGTGACGCCAATTTTGTCGCCGACCCCGCCAAGAACGTCTCCGACTTTGCCGAAATTGCCTACTCCGTCAGCGCCACCTCCAGACAAAATGCCGCCGCTAGATGAGGGTTCTGAGCCTAGACCATCAGGCCGAGCCACAGGCCGAATGGAAGTTGTGGGGGCCGACGAACCTGTCTGCGTGTAGACGTTGTTCGCGTCCGGCGTCATGCCGGGGATACCGCCCGTCGCGCCTGCGATGAACTGGCTCGGCGCACTTGTCAAAAACGGATCATTCATGCCGCCGGGCAAGTATGACGTTGGCGTGTTCATTGTCGTCGTGGATGTGTTGTATGTCCGTGGTGCGCCGGCTTCGGCGACTGCGATCTGGTTATCCCGGTCGGCGGCTGACTCATCCCGAGCATCTTGCGCCATCGTGCTGTATTTCGTGTAATCCATAGGCGCTTGGCCCGAATAGTTGCCAGACGTCGGATCAATGAAAAAGCTGTCGATGTAGGACTTCTGACCGGGGCGATTGGCTGCCAACTCGGCCACCATCTGCTCATACATTGGCGCGGAAGAGTAACCCTGAACGCCGTTGGCGTAGGTCGTCGGTGGGGCCATGCCGCCCATGATGTCTTGTTGCGATGTCGGAGCCGACATGCCGAACGCGTCAGCCGTGCTGGCAGTGTTCTGGAACGCGGCCTGTTGGTTTGGCGTGAATGCCGCAACCGTTGGGCCGTATTCTGGGACGTAGCCCAACTGAGACACCTTGTCGGCGCGGTTTAGATTTCGCTGTGCGGCTGCCTCGATATATTCAGGCACCTTCACTTCGCTGGTTGTTGATCCGCCCTTCGACATTATTCAAACTCCTTGACGTAAGACGCGTGCTGGTGCTTCCAGCCTCGTGCCTCTAATGGTTTCTTCCAGCCGAGACGGCCAGACATTGTTAGCGCGCTGCAACCTTGGGCTTTGGCCCACTCTATCACATCGCCGTGCATATCCATAATCTGTTCAAGCTCACCGCCGCCGAGAAACACATTCAAAACACGTTTCTTTGGATATACCACAATTTCCGTGACGATACACCCCTTCGGCGTCGGCCACAATTGCAGGATGCCTCGCTCAAGGCCGGCGACAATGTCACCAAAGTCATGCGTGCCTCCAGAGTATTCTAGCGCGGCTTCGATCCACGGCCTGCATCGGTACAGTTCACTATCCATAAATTCTTGAAATCCCTATAGTCACCGCAGGTGCGGCGGGTGAGAATGCTGTTGCTGGCGTCGCGTGCAAGTAACCATTCACGTCAGACACAGCCCAATACGCCTCAAGGTAGTCACCGGCAGCGACGTTGAACGTCGTGGCTCGGCTGACAACTGTTGTCGCGTTGTTGCGGTGCAAGGCTGCGACCATTGTTGAGTTTGGCGCGTCAACGCCATTTAGCTTTGGCCAAAAGTAAAAGCTGACGGTGCTGCTCGACCCACTTGAAATTTGAGCGGAAAAACTCGCCATGTAGTGGCCTGGCTCGTCAAACACGATACGAGACGCCGGCGTCCCGTTCGCTATTCCGTCGGCCGTGTTAGCAGTGAACGTCAACGGATAAGCCGTCGACGGCGCCGGCGCGGTGACGTCAGCTGTGATCGCCCCATCATACTGGCCATCGGAGAGTAAAATTTGGCGCCATTCGCCGTCTTTACTAACAACGGGATACTTGTTTATGCGATCCCACATGATCGTGCCGTCGTCTGCGGCACTCTCGCCGCCGGTCTGCTGGACTAGCTTCGATCTGGTTTGTGACAAGTGATTCACAAGCCTCCGGGACCATGACGTCCAGTCGCTACCAGTCGGCTCTGGCGGAGAGTGCTGAATCATCGGCGCCCGCCTTGCACGACGTCGAGACGGTTCACCCCAACGCGCCAATCCGAAAGCCGCTGACCCTCAATGCGCATCCTTACCTGTCGGCCGGTGAATCGCAGGCTGGTCGGGTTGCTCATGCTATAGGGTCCGTAGCTGCGCTCTGCCCCGTTCGGATAGAAACGCGTCTTGAATGTCACGTCCACGTCACCTTGCGTCTTCTCGTCCGGGAGCATCTCAGTAACGCTGATTACCTGGTCCCCACTGCCCAACATAAACGGCCCAGTTTCGGCAAATGGCTCAAGCCCGCCGTAATCAAAACCAATCTCATGCTCGTAAACTTTATTGTCACTCGTCGCCACCATCATAGGTTGGCGGAATGCGCCACGGTCATGACCGGCTGTGCGCCCAAGGTTTCCCGTGTACCAAGTATTCTCAACGTAATTAAACGTGACGTATCTGTCATTCTCATTCGAATCCGACGACGGGTAAAACCAAGTGATCTCGCCAAACATGCTGTTTGAGACGGCGAAGGCTTTGCTGACCTGCGCCTTATTGATGTCGTTAAACACATAGTCTGACACGTCAGACTGCAATTCCTGCACGGCGGCACCCTGCAACATATAAAACGAATTTGCGCCCATCCAGAATGCGCCTGCGTCGACGACAATGGCCGCCTGCTTCGCTGCAAGGCCGCATGACGTACCTACGCGCTCAATGCCATAAACGTATGGTGGCCCGATGTAGTTGGCGACATGGGCGTCTCGTGTCGTCAGGATCAGTGTCTGCCCACGCACGGTCAGGCCCTTCATAATTGAACCTGAAGTGTTTAGCTCAAGATCGCCAGCCTCGTTTGTTGCGGCCGGCGTCCACGTCGTATTGTCTTCGCGGTCCGACCACTGGACGAGGCGAGGGTTTCCGCCAGCGCCGAGCGCAAACAGAAACCTTTCCTCAGTGACCACAACGCCGCTGTTGCTTACGGGGGCGTTGCTCACGATTGCGGCGGGTGCGGCTGTGTTGAGCTGCCACTCATAAATCTTACCGTCATCTTCATTGCAGGCGATCAAATATTCGCCCCAAGTATCCAAGTCCCAGCTTGTGGCCGGCTGAATGCGAGAAATGTCTGGACGCGCCACACCGTAAGCGTACGCGCCGAAAACGTTACCGCCGTAGCCGGTAAACGCCAAAGCGTCTTCACGGCCGGACACAAGACCGACTGGCGTGATATCGAATTGCGCACCAGCCGCATTCCAGACGTACAATTTATCCAGCGAACCCGACGATATCCAGCGGTCTGAGCTGTTGTCAGCCCAGGTCAGCATTCCGCGCAGCTTGTTTGCGCCAGCAGTGTCGGATCGTGTGCGCCAGCCGCCGACGGGGCGCATCGTGCCATCAATCCAGCGCACCAAATTGGCGTCACGCCAACGGCCAGTTGACTGTAAGTCAGTGCCGTTTCGATAGACACCCGCCGGGATTTTGAGATCAATTAACGCCATCGTCGCCCCTTGGGTGCTTATTCTTGGCCAATATAACACATTGCGTCAAGTATGCAAAAGGCCCCGCCAAGTTGAGCGGGGCCGATGCTTGTTAGATTTCTGGTGCGGCGTCTGGCGTCGGCGCTGGTGCCTGCGCAGCCACATGAGCCTCATACGCTGCGATGATCTCTGGGGTGTGCATCAGCGCTGCCAATGCTTGAACCTCTTGTGGCTCCCCTGTCACGTCGTCTGAAGGTGCAATGACGTGGCGGTGGTAGCTGCGGCTGATCTCTAGGCCATCACGTTCGATGACAGTGGCGTGACGACATTGGATGTGCTTGAAGTCACCGACTACTTCGTATTTGTCGATGATAGTGCGTTCTGTAAGTGCCATGATGGCCTCCTTGTTTTATCGTGGCGTTGTTGCCACCTGACTACCCTGTGATCCAACAGGGGTGGTTGTTAGTTAGCTAGGTAATCCATGCTGAAGGATATATCGCCGTCGTCTGAGAACTCTGTATCTTGTACGGCTGTGTTCCCAAGAGAGGCATCAAAAACAAGTAATTTGACCGCTGTAACAGTGGACCGAAGGTCACCAACCATTGTAGTGCCAGCAACAAGGTTTAGACCGATTGCTCGTCCAATGGTCATTGCACAGAAGTTGTTTGCCAGGGACTGAGAAGTAAACGGAAGCCCTGTCATCTCAAGCGCACCAGTTGCCGAGCCAAGAGAAGACAGGCGCACTCGTCCTTGAACGTGAACATGATTTCCTGTTTTGGTGTAAGACCCAACTGCGATATTTGATGTTGCGTTATTCGTTCCATCACTGATTACTGGCGTCCAAGTCCCCTCCTCGTAATCATCCAGCGTTTTGTCTGCTGAATAAACACCAGTAGCAGTGCCAAGAGTTACACCAGCAGGGATGATGGCATGGCCTGATGAGTCGATCCTTAAACTCTCACTAGCGTTGACAGTAAACGCCATACTGTCGGTAGCGTGATTATATGTTAGTAGCCCTG